TATATTTGAGAAGGCTGTCTATTGTGTAGTTCTTTCTTCCCTCCTCAATATCACCAAGGGTCTTGGAGTGTACCGGCATTCCGTCACGGGTCGTCTTTTGCCAGAGCTCGTATCTTGTGAGCCCTTTTTCTTCGCGTAACTTGACGAGAAGTCGTCCAAGTTGCTTTCTGTTTTTTTCTATCATATATTTTGTTATTTAATATTTTCTTTTTAATTTCGTCTCGGTTTCAATGCCTTTCCATTATAACAAGGATTGTAGCGAAGCCGTAATCGTATCTTTAAGGAATTGAAACTAAGTTAGGAAAAGTGGTTGTTCGGTTTTTCCGACTAACCAGAGAGAGGAGGAAATCTCCTCTCTTTTTTTATTTTTCTCTGCCAAGCATTCCCCGGTATATAGCATCATATATGTACAGTTCAATTTCCCCGGCAGTCATGGCATCTGCAGGATTGATAGGTCGGATGATTACTGTATATATGAATTTGTCTAACTTGGGATGTATTGGAAGAACCGGCTTCTTTTCAATTCCTGACAGGAGGTCCTTCAAGTATAACATTACGACCTCCTTATCCTCTCCCTTGAAACAGCAGAAGCTGGTACAGAAAGGTATGTCGTTCTGGATAAGATCAAATATAGCAATATTATCTGCTACAGTCACCTTACAGGTGAAGTTTGTCCTTTCTATTTTCTCTGTCACAGACCCTTCCTGAAATGCCTTGAAATGCGTGATAGTTGAAGGGAGTACCTCATTTGTGTCTCTTACGATTGAATTACCCTTATAGGTTATGTGTTCTATTTTCATAATATGTTAATCTATGCTTAATTGTATTGCAAATTTCACAAATGCATCTTTCAGCTTCTCAAAATCGCTCTTATTATCAAGACCTTTCTCGCGGAGATTTTGCAATTCTCTTTTGCTGAAACTTCTACAGATAGCAAACGGCTTAATTCGTTCATCATGTAGAAGTATGTTCATCTTGTGAGGGCTATAGCTCTCGAAGGTCTTTAAAACGTCAATCCGAATGCGTTTTATCTCCTTGATTGCAGACAACAATTCCGGACCCGAAAATGAATTTTTACCTCGGACAATGTCATTTAATTCAGGACAATTGACAATCTCTGAAATTACAGCGGTGTTAATCTCGCTCATAAGAAGAATATTACATACTCTTTTGGCTATAATCTTGTCTGCCCTTGAGGAGATTGTCTCTCTCTTCACATAATCTTCATTGCGGTATTTGTCCGGGATTGTTCCTCTCGTTTTCCAGACCCTCAAAGTTATTTCGCTGAGATTATGCTTCTGTATGATCTCTATAGCCTTGCTTTCGTCAAAAATCATATTTCTTAGTTTTTGTTGCTATATACCAGTCTTTAGCTCTGCGTTTCAGACCCTCATCTGCCTCACCGAAAATTGTTTCAAAGTCTTCGGTGAAGAGCACAACAGGCCGGGTGCAGAGTATATAAGTAGCCCCCTCTTTGACAAGGGGGTTACGGCAGAGTAGGAAGCGTTCAATTTTTTTCATGGATTAAAGATAGTATATTTTAGTCAATTGTCGGTGCTGCAAAATCCCAATGCGATGCACGCTTGCCTACTATGATCTTATACCAACCGGTTGCCTGAACGGTCGGGTGAGTACCGGGAAGATGAACGAGAAGTGGGTTAATTGCGTACAATTCACCGTTCTTGCGAATATCCGAACTTGTCAGTTCGTGTGAGTTCTCAATAAGGTGTTTCTCACCCTCAAGGACCACCGCTGCAGGGTTGAGCCTCTTGACCGGAATCATTGCAAGATCACCCTGCCTGATTACCTTCTTATAGTCACAACCGAAAATCCAATCCTGAACGGCTTTCACAACGTCTTTTTCCTTATTGATTGCATCGTGAATCACCCTGCTTTCAACCGCGTGTGCAAAAGCATGATTATCCTCGTTTCTGCCTATCAGGAAATAACTCTTGCGGATTTGAGGAAAGTAACCTTTGTGCGCCTTGACATACTGTCTCACCTGAATGACAATAAGCAACTTTTTGCTGTGAATGTCCTTTCCTACGCCGTAGAGGTCCCAGTTCAAGGCAAATCCTCTGCCCTTTTTGTCGAACTCTGCACCGAAATCCCAGGTTCCGTGCTCGTCAACTTTTTCTGCTTCTGCAGCTTCGTTGAAGAGGTTGATTACCTGTTTCTCGACAGCCTCACTCAAACTTCCCTTGATGATTGCGCTATAAGAATCACGGATTGTCTTATATTTCAAATCACCACTTTTGAGCATCTCTGCTATCATCTGCTTTCTTTCTGCGGATTCTGAATAAGTTGTACGGATTGCTGTTGTTCCGTCGACTCTTATCTGCCATTCTTTCAAAGATGCGATAATTGCCTGATTCACGATTGTGTAATACCTTGTTGTTTCCATTTTTGTGTCCGTTTTATTGAACCTGCTGGCTCTGCAGGGGTAATGTTTGTGTATTGTTTAGTTTATTTCTGCTTTTACGATTCTGAGGGATGCCTCTTTTCTGGCATATTTTCTCTTTTGCTCGTCGTAGACGTTGTCGCAAAACGCAACAGACTGACCTACCAGTCTCGCGATTGTAATCGTACTGATGCTTTCTGCGTTGTGCAGGGTTTCAGTACCATTTTCGTAAGTGAATTTAACCTGTCTCATTTCGTTGTTAGTTAGTTGTTTCTCTGATGCCTCAACGCTGTTACTTGCTTTCACTACTTATAAGACTTACACATACGCTGCTTACTTTCATTACTGCTGCTTTCGCAACTGGTCTGAGAGTACTGTTATCGCTATTATATAGAGTGTCACGCTGTCAGATTTTCAGAGGCTTCAAAGAACTTGCTGTTGTTTCACAATGCAAATGTAGTATATTTATTTGATATAACAAAAATATATTGAATTATTTTCAAAATATTTTTCAATTATTTTTTCGTTGCATATATTATGTTGATATTATGTCTATTACAAGTGGTGTTGAAAACTAATGTTGCTATTTTGATAATTATTCTTATATTTGTAATCTGAAAATAACTAACAACTAATTAATAACGACAATGAAAATTCTAACACTAAGTATTAAGCAAAAATTCTTTGACGAGATCAGAGAAGGCACGAAAAAAGAAGAAACCAGGGAAATCCGGGCAAAAACGGCAGACAAGTACATAGAGTACCTGTATGAGGGGAAAAGGATGAAGGCAAAGGATGTGCCCCCTGATGCCCAGGGCGTAGAATGCGTGCCGGTGCAGTACGATGCAATCCGCTTCCTGACCGGTGAATACAAAGGCACAAGACCTTCAATGCTCGTAGAGGTCAAGGGTGCAGGGATAACGATCCTGACAGACGAGAAAGGTAATGACCTTGTATATATGTACGAAGGACAGGAATATGTAGAGTCAGAGATCGTGTATAATCTCGGAAAGATACTCGAATAAGAATATAATAGAGAACAGGCATAGAGGCCATACTCCTTAGGTGGGGTATGGTCTTTTTTTATTAATTAATAAACACAGGCAAGATGTTAAGAATTGCAGTAGGGACGAGCGCATCCAGGAACAGGGGTGTGATTGGCCGTAGAAGTTTGACAGGCGGTGGTGGAAGGTATGTGACGAGAAATCAGAAGTACCGCCAGATCCGTCAGGGGCTTGGAATGGCCGGGGGTTAAATTTTTTTGATTGTCAAAGAGGGTGGATAGGATTACTACAGCGAATACAATCATCAAGGACATCGCTCAGAAGAGCGAAAGGGTAATCTTATTTTTTTCAGCAGGCAAGGATTCTATCGCCCTCCTTGACTTGATGGCTCCACATTTCAAAGAGATAATCTGTGTTTTCATGTATTTTGTCAAAGACCTCGAGCATATCAATCGGTACCTGCGATGGGCTGAGACAAAGTATAACAATGTAAGGATCGTTCAGATACCGCATTGGAATCTGACATACATACTGAGGTCGGGGACATTCTGTGCTCCCAACCCCAAGGTAAGACTTTTGAAGCTGTCCGATATAGACAGAGCCATGAAACTCAGGGAAGGTGTAGAATACTCCTTTTTAGGCATGAAGAAAGCTGACAGCCTTAATCGAAGGCTGATGATGAACAGGGACGGTGCTGTGATAGGTTCTAAGGTCTATCCCCTTATGGACTGGACAAACAAGGAGGTTTTGCAATACATGAAGGTGAGGGGTCTTCCCGAACCTGTCCGGTATGGTAAGAAGGCCAGTAATGGTGTTGGATTTAATCCAGAGTGTTTTTCCTATCTGAGAGAGCATTATCCGGGGGACTTGAAGAAGATTCTTGAGAAGTTCCCTTTAAGTGAGAAAATATTAATTGATTACGATAGAAACAATGAAAGAGATTAAGCAGTCTGATACGGTTATCATCAAGAGATCGCAGATCAACTTCGCTCCCTATAATCCCAAGAAACATAGCAGGGAGGATATTCAGAAGCAATTAAGAAACTTCGAAAGGGTCGGATTTCTTGGCGGCATAGTGTGGAATGAGACAACCGGCAATCTTGTTTCCGGTCATAAAAGGGTCATGGCGCTTGATCTAAACCATAAGTATGACGGCACTCCGGAAACGGATTACGAAATAAAGGTTGAAAAGGTCTTTCTTGATAAAAAGACGGAGAAGGAGCAAAACATCTACATGGATGCAAGGGCCACCAACACAAGGCAGGATTACGACCTTCTGGCCGAACTTATACCGGACATTGACTATAAAAATGCAGGGCTCACGGATGAGGACTTGCAACTGATAGGAATAGATTTCTCCATGCAGACGGATGCAGAGAAAGACATGGAAAGCGACCTGGAAGAGCTGTACCAACCGGTCAAGGCGGAAAAAGACCGCACCAAAGAGGAAAAGCGCATGGACATAAAGGCGAAGAAAGAGGCTTCCAATGAGAAGATGGGTACAGAGGCCAATAATCTCAACTCCTATGTCGTTATCAACTTCGATAGTTACAGGGAAAAATCGGCTTTCATGCTTAGGTTTGGCTTTGACCCGCTTGAGAAGTTCATCGTAGGTAATCTGTTCTCGGATATGATAGAGAGGGTTGAGTGATGGACGAAAAGATACGGGTAGCCATTGAGGCAATAGAGAAGAGGCTTGCAGAAAAGGCCATGAACCGCTTTTACAACGCAAGGGTAAGAGAAGGCTACGAGGAGGCTCTCGAGGTTCTCAAGTCGGGGAAAACCGATTATGCCGACATCAAATGTGAATCTGACCAGTCAAGGTGCATCGTTGCCCTTGTCATGGACTACATGAAAGGAGAATGTGATCTCGAGGTAATAACGAATGTTCCGATAAGAAAGAGAAAATGAGCAATCACAGGAAAATAGGATACACACTCTCAACGCCACATCAATTCCTTATAGGTTTCAGCACGGCATTATGTACGGATGAATACGGGGATTACATATGCTATGAGCTGGGTTTCCTCCTTTTCAGCATAGAGTATTGTATATATATATAACAGATACGGTATGAAAACTAACTCTAAAAAATACAACTACGAGAGCAAGAAGTTTCTTGACCTCTTATCTTCTCTTGCAGGCAAGGGTTGGAGCGATAAGGATATAGCTCTCGACTTAGGGCTTAGTGTGCAGCATTTCAGCGATTTAAAGAATGAAAAAGATCCGGAAACAGGGAAATTGACCAAACAGGCAGAGGGAATTTCCTTAGCATTGCAGCGCGCGCGTGAAAAGCTCAATCTGATAGCGAGGGATGTTTACTTCAAGACGGCCATAGGCCAGAAGAAGGTCAAGGAGATAAAAAAGACTTACGCACAGATGAAATGTGAGTGCGGTGGGTCTATGGATTGCCCTCTCTGTCAAGGCAAGGGGTTTATTGTCTCCGAGAAGAAGTCACTTGTTGAGGAATATGAGAAAGAGCTGCCTCCTAATGCACAGGCCTTATCTGTCTGGCTCTTTAATCACGATGAAGAGTGGAAAAAAGGTATTATAGAGAGCAAGAGGCTCGATGTAACCACAAATGGTAAGGATGTGGGCAGAGAACTTGTTTTCCTTTCTGCCGAAAACCTTACTCAGGAGCAGATAGATAAATATTTGGATAATGACAGGAAACCTGGCACTGACAACGAGGGTATATGATGGGCTATATAGTGCATATAAATCCAAGTTATATGACGTGTATGTACTTGAGGGTGGTTCAAGGAGCTCCAAGACCTTTTCCATTATCCAGTTTTGGATAAGATATGCGTATGAGAACAGGGGAAAATACGAAAGGGTGCTTGTGTCAAGGCGTAAGGGAACCTGGCTCACCGCCACGGTCTTGCAGGACTTCATCAAGGCCCTCCTCATGTATGGTCTGTATGACAGAAGGAATCACAATAAATCCCTTGGAAGTGGGGTATATAAGTTATATGATACCGAGTTTTGGTTTCTTGGACTGGATGATGATCAGAAGATACACGGATTTGAATCTGATGCTTTCTGGATAAATGAGGCCATAGAGGCCGGTTATGACGATTATGCCCAGATCATGCAGCGTTGTACGGGTTTCGGCATTCTTGACTACAACCCGTCCGAAGAAGAGCACTGGATATATGACAGGGTGCTCAAACGTCCAACCTCATATTACAGCCACTCTACAATGCTTCATAATCCGTTCATAGCTCCTACTGCCAAGAAACAGATATTGTCATACGAGCCGACCGATGAGAATTTTACAAACGGCACGGCTGACAAGAGGAAGTGGATGATATATGGCCTTGGGCTGAGGGCGAAGATAGAGGGGTTGGTATTTGATAGCTATGAGATAATAAAGGAGATTCCAAAATGGGTTGACTGGCGAAGATACGGGCTTGACTTTGGCTATACGAACGATGTGACTGCCTGTGGAGAGGTTGGGTTTCTTGACAATACGATTTACATAGATGAGCAGATATATAAAACAAGAATGCTCACCGGAGATATTATAAAGGAACTAAGGGAATTGCCAAGAAGAAAGATTTGGTGTGATAGCGCAGATCCACGGCTTGTTGATGAGATCCATAATGCAGGCTTCAACATCGAGGCCGCAGAGAAGCCGGCCGGCTCCGTTAAGGCCGGCATAGACTGGATGAAGGGAAAGAAGATATGTATAACGGAAAGATCCATAAATGCCAAAAAGGAGTTTGATAACTATACATATCAGCAGGACAAGAATGGTATTTGGCTCAACGAGCCTATAGATGCCTGGAATCACCTGATTGATGGTACAAGATACGTATTTTACATGGAGAAAATAGGAAAAAGAGCACGGAAAATAAGTCTTGAAGGTCATGTATTTTAAATTATAAGGAAATGGAGGAGATAGGAGTAGTACAGGAGATTAATGCCATAACGGACATTGGTCAGAGAATAGAGAGGTTGAAGAAGAGGGCTACAACAGCCCCCGACGTAGCGACATTGCTAAAGGATTGGGATCCTAACGGCCATGCCGTGATGGATAAGACCATAAGAAAGAGAAAAAAGGTTGTAACACAACAGGAGGTACGTTCGGCTGATGGAAAAACGATAATCAAGCCCGAGAAAGTGGAATGGCGTGACCCCAACAGGCTGCCGGTTCCTATCGAACAGGACATAGTGAACATACAGACATCGTTCACCTTTGGCATAGAGCCAAAACTTGAGTGTGTAACCGCTACCGATGAGGAGAAAAACGCCTTTAATCTTCTCAAGCAGATACTTGTACGTAACAAGATAAAATACCTCAACAAGAAGGTGATGAGAGCTTTCCTTGCTGAGCAAGAGGTGGCGGAATACTGGTACAAGGTGACGGATAAGGGATGGTGGAGCAAGTTGCTCAGGATAGTGGGGTTTGGCACAGAGGCACCGGAAAACAGGCTCAGGGTTGCCATCTGGTCTCCTTTCAATGGGGACAAGCTCTACCCTGTCTTTGACAGCTATGGCGATCTTGTCTTCTTCTCGAGGGAATATAAGGTGAAGGATTCCGACAACAATGATATAGAGAAATTCATGACGGTGGATGCGCAGAGTGTCACCATATACACCAAGGGAGCTAACGGATGGACCGAGGACAAGAAGCAGCACGGCTTCACCAAGATGCCTATCATCTACACATACCGGGCGGAGGCATACTGCAAGAAGATAAAGAGGCTCAGGGAAAGATACGAGATGCTTCTCTCTAATTATGCGGACTGCATTGATTACAACTTCGCCCCTAAGCTGATGGCCAAGGGTGTTGTGGAGGACATAAGAAATGGCGGTGCTGCCAATGAGATAATAGAGATGAGTGATGGCGGCGAACTTAAATACCTGGTATGGACACAGGCTCCGGATAATGCAAAGCTCGAACTCGACACCACGCTCGATAATATGTACAACCTCACGAACACCCCGAGGCTCTCAATGGAAGCCCTCAAGGGTATGGGTGATGCTCTTTCCGGTGTGGGCTTCAGATATATGTTCATGGGGGCCCATATGGCGGTATACAACCATGCAGAAGTGATGGGTGAGTATCTCCAGAGAAGAATCAATTTCCTCTGCACAGCAATGGGTGATGTGTTTCCAAAAGTCAAAAAGGTCATGGAAACCCTCGATCCTGTGACGGAGATAGTACCATATATCATAGACAACAAGGCCGACGATGTTAGTCTTGCAAGTGATGCCATTGCTGCCGGTATCATGTCCAAGAAGGAGGGTGTCAGCTTTGTGGGCCTTAGTGACAACCCGGAAGAGACCTTGAAGCTCATAGCTGCCGAGGAAAAGAAGATAGAAAAGATACAACCACAGAAATGACCTTCAGGTCCCAATCGGAGATGTTCAGGTGGATATGGGATAACAGACCCTATAAGTCCGAGCTGACAGGGAAAGGGTAGCTTCCCAAAGGTCACCCTATGTGGCGCTGGCAATTTGCCCATGTGCTGCCAAAGGGGAGTTACCCTAAGTGGAAATTAAACCCCGGCAATGTGATTCTGTGCCTGCCTGAGGAACATGAGCGACAGGGGGATTTTGAGGCATTCCAGACCCGGTACGAGGATCTGAGACGAAGGTATTACAAGGAGTTTTATAATAAGGAATTTTAAACATCAGGCCACTTAATCGGTGGCCTTTTTCTTTTCAGGGATAAGGTGTATTAGCTCTCCCCTCTTCTTGACATAGAACTCTGCCGGCTCTTCATCGAGAAGGTCGGACACCTGAACGCCAAGGGCCGAGGCAATCTCTTGTAGTCTCTTCAGCGACACCCTGCCCCCTATATTCTGGCTGAGTGTGCCCTGCGACACCTTTAATGCCTTTGCCAGATCCTTTAATTTTACCCCTTTTTCCTTGCAGATTTCCTTTACCCTTAACATACGATCTATTTTATACAATTTTAGTCTCCACCCCGATAATTTCGAGACAAAGGTATTAAAAATTTAGACATAGCTAAAAATATTTTTCAAAGAAAGTTGCTAATTTGAATATTTTGTCTATATTTGTATTCAGAAACAACAACGAACTAACAACAACGAAAATGACAAACAACTTCAGAACAGAGGTGTTCAGACGCGCATATCGTTTGACCCTCACAGGTATTAACTTTTCACAGGCGTTAACAAAGAGCTGGGCTATTTACAGACTTCAAAAGCAAATGAGAAGTTCGGTAGTAGAGTTCAGATTTAGAAAAATATCAGGGGAAATAAGAATCGCATACGGAACTTTGATAAAAAGCGTAATAGACCCCTTGATTAAAGGTGTAAAAGAAAGTAAGAATGAAACCCTGGTTACTTACTTCGACACACAGAAGCAACAGTTTCGTTCATTTAGAGAAGAGAATTTAATTTTAATATAGTATGATAGAAGAGTGGAAGGATATTGAGGGATACGAAGGAATAAAAGTTCAAGGGATAACTTTAAGCCCCGTTCAGTATTATTCATTTTAATTACCCCGTACTGCTGTGAAGCCCTACGGGATTCGGGAAGGTGGCGGAATTGGTAGACGCACCGTAGCGGTACGGGACAGTTAGATGGCTATCGTTGAGGAGATGCCTAAGCAATTAAATAATCGAGAATGCAGGTTCGAGTCCTGCCCTTCTCACGAATGCCGTTCAAGTCGGCTCGGTGATTGAGATTATGGTAAATGATTATTCTGGTTCGACTCCAGAAGCCATTCTTAGGTATCGGGAAAAATCAATCTGACACCCCGGAAAGACGGGGAATTCGGGGACATAGCTCAGTAGGTAGAGCGGCGGACTGAAAATCCGTGCGCAGTGGTTCGATTCCACTTGTCCCCACAAACTAACTAACAAAAAAAATAACCATGAAAAAAGAAACACTTAACAGAGCTAACGAGCTATTACAGGAGATTGAAGACCTGACAATGCACATTGAAAGGGCCGAGAAATCACTTGCTCCGGGTCAAACAGACAACGTGTTCATCGGGAATGTCTGTCTACGTTCATCTATTCTCACGTTGAATGCTGAAGAAATATTGCGCACCTATATCAAGGCTGCAAAAATGAAACTAATGGACCTCGAGTCTGAACTTGACAACCTTTAAGACCGGAATACCAACTAACAACATAACAATGGAAGCAAGAGAATTTTACGACAAAAGGATGAAAGAAGACTCCGAGATCGGGAGTGTTCAGCTGATGGAAGAGTACGCAAAGCATATCGTTGAGATTAACTTTTGCGACCCTCCAAGAGACATAACAAAACTATCCTCAGAAGGGTTAATGAGGGTACAAAGGACACTTGACAAGTGTGCCGAGTGGGTTAATTCGTAAATCAAATAAATAAATCATGACAACGATAGAAAAAGCGGCAGGAGAATATGCCCATAAAATTGATGAAGAAACAAAATCATCATTACACCCAAAAACAGCCTCATTCCAAGGATTTCTTGCCGGGGCTGAATTTGTGCACCCTATCGACTGGGAGCAAAGAAGGTATGAGATAGCAAAGGCGGCGATGCAGGGGATTGTTTCTAACTACGGCCTTAAATATAAGGACAACCATACGGCTGAGGCTGTTGCTTTTGCCGATGAACTTATTAATCAACTTAAAAACAATCCGGTGAAATGAAAGCAAGCGAACTAAGAATAGGAAATAAGGCATTCTACAAAGAGAAGGTGGTAGAAATAGCCTCGATTAGTGGAATTAAATATTCATTCGGAAATCAGGACATTACAATATGCCTTCCTGATAATTCTCTATTATCGGTTGATATATTGCAATTATCACCCATCCCTCTCACTCCCGAACTGCTTGAGAAGGGCTGTGGGTTTGATGAAGATATGGTTTTAGCATTAGATGAGGGAGAAATAAGATGTTACGGTGATGAAGAGTTTCATATTGGGGGTAACGACTCGTGTACAAGAGGAATGGTTTTTATGACTAAACGTAAATCACTTCATCAACTCCAAAACCTCTATTTCACTCTCACAGGCGAGGAACTTGAAATTGACTTAAAAACATTACAGCAATGATAATCGAACAGCTTATTTCCTCTATGGATGAGGCCTTGGGTGTCGTGTCTGGAGAGCCACAATTCAAGGAGAAGGTTATGAAAGTCCTGGACAACTCAAAGGTATCAGGTTTTCTCTCAAGCGATGACGCAAAGTCATTAATGTGTCTCGGCTTACCAATCGTTTCCGTCACATCCGAAACATCGGGGACAGACGTGAATAAGGTTTGTAAGATTATTTTTTCCGGCAAATTGCCGTATGAGGATCTGCTTATAATTTTAGGGTTCACCTTCTCCGACTGGTCAAGAAGAGGGATAATAAATACAACGCCATGATAACGCTGCTCTACATCTACATACTAATCAATATCGTAGTTGCTGCCCTGTGCGCACTCATTATGCTTCAAGGCAGACCCCTGTCAAGGGCACATGTGGCCCTCGTGATGGCCCTTGCTCTACTGTTCGGTACTTTCGTGCTACTCAACAGGTTGTTTCTTTACCTTGGAGGTGGGGAATAAAAAATTTTACCCCATTAGTTGCTATTTCAGCGACTTTATAATATAACTATATTCATCTGATATTTAAGCGTTTTACGATTAGTTATCAACACATAGTTGCTATTATGGCCACTTTTAAATATATTCGCATTGAAGTTTAGTCATGTTATATGTGTTGTTTGGTTTTCCGTTAGTTCATTAGTTTTGATTGGTTGCGTTCCGGAGGTGTAAAAGCCTCCGGATTAACGAAAAAAGGATGATAGAAAATAGGCCCGATAAAGATAGAGTTAAGTGCCCTCATTGCAGGAGTTTTTTGATGGAGGTAAAGCCGAGACTGGTAGAGGGTCAGAGAATCATAACACGTTGCCCCAAGTGTGGCACAAACATAGAGATAAAGAAGTAGTTTATAGTATTATGAGAATAAGAGAAATAGACGAATAGGTTTATAAAGGAGAATTGTCAGAGAGGACAGGTCATAAAGGCTTGCCCTCTCTTTTTATTTAATAACCAATGCAATGAAAGATAAAATTTTAACAGCATTAAAGAAAGGGATAGTAGATCCCAAGACTGGAAAAACCAGCATCAGCGACAAAACGCTGAATACCTATGTGGAGCTCATCGCGCCTAACGTGACCGAAGAGAGCCAGATAGATGCCGCCGTTACACCTTATATCCCTGTCCTCAAGGAGGTACAGGCCAATATAAACAGCGTGGCGGCAGAAGCCGTGAGGAATATCAAGCCGGCAGAACCAAAACCGGCAGAGATAGAACCGGCTGCCCCCAAAGAAGAGGAAGAAGTTCCTCCAAAATGGGCACAAGGTATCATGAACGACCTGAAGGAACTGAAGGGAGAAAAACTCAATGACGGTTTCCTGAAGTCGGTAAAGGATGTATTCACGGAAAAACAGATCCCGGAAGAATACTATGGCCCTGCAATATCGGGTCGTAGGTTCGAGAAGCAGGAGGATGTAGACAGCTTCGTGGCAACCGTGACAGGTAGCTACGAGAAGTTCCAACAGAAAGGCGCGGACGGCTCAAAGGGTGTCCCACCGGAAGGAGGAACAGGAGGAGTTGTAGGCAATGAGGATGCAAAGGGTATTTCCGCCCTCATCAACACCGGGACAAAAGAGATTGTTGAACAAAAAAAGTAAAAAGAAATGTCAGCAGGAATGGTTTACAATTTAGACCCGATGGAGGACGTTACTGAATATTGTCGCGCAGAGACGATTTTCAGAAGGACAGGTGGTATGTCGCTCGACACCACCAACCTCGTTTTGGGCAGTATTCTTCCTCCATTCACGCCGCTGGCCGTCAATAAGACCACAAGGGTTGCGACGGCGGTGAAGAACGTGAAGGTAGTTGAAAATGCGGCATCGAACGCGACCGCAATAAAAATCGCGAAGAAATCCCTCGCCTATGTGGGTATGTATCTCGGTACTCCTTCCAAGGCGGCACAGGTGACGGCAATAGACAAGACAACAAGCTCTGATTATGACATATTGACAATCTCTCTCGGAGGGGCTGTAGTGGCTAATCAGATCCTGTTCGAGACCGTAGAGCCATCAGAAGCGGTAGCGGAGGTAAAAGGTGTTTACACCCTTGCCATAGGAACTAAACCGGCAGCCGGCGACAAGCTGTCCCTTGACGGTAAGGAGTATGAGTTTGCAGCCTCTGAAGGCGATGCAGTATTCGCTGCTGGAGCAGATGCGAAAGCCGCTGCCGCAAATATTGAGGATGCTGTCTCAGCACAGTATGACGGGGTTTTCTCCGTTGTGGCAAAGAATGGCAAGCTGATTTTCACCCAACTTGTTGGTGGTGTTGGCGCAATCCCTGTTCTCGTTGTTACTCAGGTAGCAGAGACAGGCACTCTTGCAGCCACGATAGCACAGACAACGGCGGGTGTCGCAGCCGTACCGGGGGCCAATGTTCCAAAGAACGTAGCCTATGGGTTCAACTATGCCGCTACCAAGGTAGAGGTAGGTGCTTCTGTAACGATCATCGGAGCAGCGATGGAGATAAAGGAAGAGAGGCTTGCCACCCCTGTTTGTGAACAGGACAAGGTGTCCCTCGGGTACAGGTATGACTTTATTTAAAAGGAGGGAAAGAGATGAAACTTACATTAGATACTCTATTCGGTGACCCGCTGATAGTAAAGGCGGTCATAGACCGTATTCAGGCACAGACCCAGGACCCTATATACTGGAAGAGATACCTTGACTTTGAACAGACCATATCACGCACCTTTAAGACGTACTTCGGTACGCAGACGGGTGTCACCATGGGTTCTGTCATCGACAAGAACGCCGGCAAGCCGGTAAGGACGCGCAAGTCGATAGGCTCCGGCTATGGAGAGGTTGCCATTCTTGGCGACAGATTCCAACTCGACAATGACCGTCTTGATAACCTTCGCGTTCTCATTGACAAGTTCAATGCTCAGAACAATGTGGAGAATATCAACACCATCGTCAATTTCATCGTTGATGACTACCGCGAGCTTTCGCTTGCCCCTCATAAGAGGATGGATAAGTTCCTCGGCGACCTTCGCTCAACAGGCAAGGCTTCCGTAACCGTTGCGGACAATAAGGAAGGTATAATTCTCATTGAGACCACGCTTCCTGTGACTAAGGTCACTCCGGGGTCAGGGGATAAGACCAGCTTCATTGGCTACCTCAAGGCTCAGATAGCCTCATTGAGGGCATCAAAGGGCACTTTCTCTGTCATGGAGATGACACAGACGACCTTTAATGAGTATATCCTCAAGAGTTCGGAGTTCCAGAGCACATACAAGATGATCCTTTCTCAATCAGAGATGGCTCTTACCAGTGGTCTTATCACCCCTGCAATGGCTAACAGCGTGTTGGGCGGCATAGGACTTCCTCCTATCCGTATCATCGAGGAGTATGTTCACCCTCAGGGGTCGAGCACGGCTGTCAACACCTTCGCAGAAAAGGCTATAACCCTGCTTCCACAGGATAAGATAGGTAAGATGAAGTTCCACACGCCGTATGAGATCACCGATCCGGTTCCTACCAAGCAGTACACCAACCTTGAAGGCGGCATGTTCATCTCCTCACAGAGGACAGATGAGGGCCGTTTCCTTGAATATGGCTGTGAATGGATGCCAGAGGTAACTCTTCCGGCACGCATGGTTATCCTCGATCTGAAAAACTTCTAACAGATGTTTGTCAGGGATTACATATCGCAGAAGTTCTCCTCTTTCGGTATAAGGCTGACAGAGGCGGACTTCCTCGACATGGCCATAACATACTCAATAGATATGAACTGGACATTGACGGCAGAGATAAAGGATAGCGTGGACAGGGCTTATGTTCAGTTCATACCTTCCATTCTGAGCCGTCCGGATGTGTCTGAGGGCGGTATGGCTATCAGTTGGGACAGGGCGGCTGTCAAGGAGCATTACTCCTTCATGTGCCGTCTTTTGAAAATGCCCGATATGTTGAGACCAACAATAAAGATCAGGGGATGATAGATTTCAGGCCACATACGTTTCAGATATTGAGTGCCCTCGGTGGCGGGATTGTCAATGGCGATCCCGTCGCAGCGGCGGAGGAATGGGGGGGAGACAATCCGTGTCGTTTTGTAAAGAACGGCAAGGATAACGTGAAACATCTGCCCGGGGGCACTTTTATCGTCTTCGAATATGTGGTTTACTGCGACATCCCGGACGACATTACAGGGAAGACCGTGAGGCTGTTCGATAAGGACGGCAATCAGGTATGCCAGAAGGAGGTTCACTCCTGTAACAACACGCAGCTACACACAATACTATACATACAATGACACTCGAGGGATTCGACATAGACAACGCTCTCATTGACGAGGTGAACTCCATCAAGGAGGAGGCTGTGAAGGCTCTTCTTGACGGACTGCTCGCCCTTGGTGTGAGGTGTGTCGAGAAAGGGTTGGCCTCAGGTAGGTATAAGAACCGCTCGGGGGCTTTGAGGTCATCAATAGGGTGTGCTGTGGGTGTTAACGGAAGGGTTCACGCTATGGCAGGGTTCGCTCAGGTGCTCGGTGGCTCCGATGGTGTCACAGAGGGCAAGGCTCTTGCCAAGGGCCTCATAGAGCAATCCAAGGGCATTGCACTGTATGTCGTTGCAGGGAAACACTACGCCTCCTATGTGGAGGCAAAGGGCTTTGACGTGCTTGACACCTCAGAGCTCGTCTTTGAGAAAGAGCTGGAAAGGATTGTAAAGGAACTTGGGTTCGAGATAGTATGACAAGGACAGGTGAAGAGATAGTAAGTTACTTCTATGCGCTTATCAATGGTAGCATTATAAAATCTACGATAAATGGTAGCGTGTACAAGAGCGAAACCCGTCCGGTGAACTCCATCAAGGAGGATGCCGTGATAATATTCTCATCGGGTCTTGATGACCAGATACAGACTGGATTTGTCCATGTCAATATCTACGTTCCGGACATCAATAACGGCAATACCGCCGTCACAAACATATACCGG